CTGCTGACGCAGTTGAGGCGAGCGAATCATGCCGGCCCAATTCCGTACCAGCGAGACTGTCTGACTCTTGACTGTCGTCGGCCCACTCAAAAGATCAAACTTGACCGAGCCAGAATCCTCTGGTGATTCAGCATCGAAGTTGAAATCTATATTCGTGCCAGCGCCGGGTTGGGCGACAGGAGATAAAGTCGTCTGATAAACCTGTCCAGCGGTTGACGAGAGTATGTAGTCGTTGCGGTCGCTGACGGTTTCGTCTAGCGCGGAGAAGAGATTGCCGCTGGGCAGCGAGATCAGGATTGACTGCTGGGGCTTTAATAGCTGCCACCAACCACCCTGAGATGACAGTGAAAAAGCCTCGCTTTCAGTTAATGGTCGGTCCCAAATTGCAACAACCAACTGTGTACCGGTAGCTCCGCCGGTATTGCCGGGGCCGTTTTTTGCGAAATACCAAGGCGAAAGGATAGTTGAAGAAGCGGCGGCTGTGGCTGAAGTTAATACCTTTAAGCCGTTAATATACGAACGAACACCATCTGAGCCAGATATAGCCAGATATGCGTTTACTTTGTTAAGCAGTTGATAAGTGCCCGTGCCTGTATAGTTTGTGCCGCCCCATCGGGCATTCAAAGTACCGGTCGAGATGTTGCTCAACTGTAGCGGTAAATTTCCGCCTCCGACGGTAGCGTCTCTTATGTATGCAGACGAATAGCCGTTTAGATTAGCGACGTTAAAAAATGATATCGACTGCGCTGTTTCAGTCCGCGTCGGAAACGTCCAATAGTCAGAGCCGATATTTATATTTCTAGCTCCAACACCCTCAAATGTTGATCCCCTTAAATAGCCAGTCGTCCCAGATGCGACGCTCATAGAACTCATCGTGACCAAATCAAGCGGACTGGTCGGAGAGCTTTGAGAAAAATCATAAAACCGGACTAGCCCACGCGATAGCGGATTGCTCCAGTCAATCCGGACTGGGCCTTGCGGTTGCCGCCTCCAACGCTGACGAAGAAAATAGCTCAAGGCACCCTCACCCAGCCGGAATTACTTAGGTCAGCAATCGGGCGTGAATACGAGAATGTGTTCGACAGGAAGACCGTCATCGACTTTTGTGGGGCAAAGAGTTGCCACGGGTTCTCGTGAAATGCAAGAAACTCGGAGTCAGATAGCGGCCTTGCCCAAGCCGCTGCTAGTGGAAGCGTGAGTCCCGTTCTAGAATTAATTGACAAATGAAAACCAAGATTTCTTAATCCAGCGGTTACCGCTCTCGGGTCGGAGTCTTTTAAGGATCCGTTGACATAAAATTTATTATTGCCAGTTGGTCCGAACGTAACCCCCATCGTGATGCGTTTTTGAAGCAAGCCTGAAATGTCTACTGCGGGGCGACTATCGCCGGGATACTCAAAATTTGAAGAGGTTGCCGTGTACGAAAGTACGTTCCAGTTGTTGTAATCTGGCTTATAGACGCGATGGCTCCCGCAAGCAAATACTATCGTGCCAGCAGGGTATGTAAATGCCGTGCCAACATGATTGAAGCCAGCCGCCGCAAAACTAAAATGCGCGTAGCCAGCGCCCCCGGTGTTGACAAGAGATATACCTCCAGCGGTTCCGTTACATGCGGCACCAAACCCCTCAGAACCGCCGCCCAAAGTGAAGGTAGAACTTTGAACTGGCCGAAATCTCGGTTTTGCCGGATTCTGAGCGCCAGCGTTGTTGATCAGAATGACGTGGTCTAGACCGCGAGCAAGCGGATTGCTCCAGTCAACTAAAACCACGCCTTGAGGCTGACGCCTCCAGCGACGGGATAAAAACTGAGCCATCGCTCAGACCGCAATGCCCCAGACCTCTGCAATCTTCACCGTCGCGGCAGTCAGCGTGACGCCCAAGTCGTTCTTGAAGACCAGCTTTGTGGCCGCAGGAAGAACGCCGCCATAAGACGCCGCTAGCGAAAAGACCTTCTGATGCGCAGTCGTGTCGTTCATCGGAAGCGAGCCAACGAAGTGCAAGTCAGCCTCATTAGTCGTGGCGGTCCCGCTCTCGGGGCCGCTACCGAATGTCGTGCCATCAGCACTGCCCTTCGCAAACACAACAACCTGCTTATTGCCTGTTGGCGTCGTGGCGGTTGTGCAGCTAACGCTGATCAAGACATCAAGCGGGTCATTCGTTGCGTGGTTGATAGTGTCGGTCACGCAATAAAGATGTGACGTGGGATTGAGCGATTGCAAAATCGCGCCAGCAGTGCCCGTTGTTACGCCAGTCGTAAGCGTGACAGCGGTCTGTACATGAGACTTAATGTCTGCCATTTCTTTCTCTCAATTGCTAGGGAGATCGGCCCGCTTGATCAGCGCCGGTTTCTCAGTGACTTTGACGGGCTTCTCTTCGATCTGGAGCGGCTGTTCTGGATCACTGCAACCGAACAGCATCAGCCACATCGCCAGAATCCAAAGAGCAACCCACGGGTTCATCAGGCCAGCGCAGCCTGAACGTCGTGTGCAAAAACGTAGCCCAGGCCAAGGACTTCAGCGCGACTGGCGGGTTGAAGCGCCATACCTTTGATGAGGTCGGCCTGAGCTTGAGTCAGAACAGCAGGCACAACGGCGTCTAACAGAGCTTGCGTATTCGGATGTCCGACATCGATACCGCTGTCTTGCGAGACAAACTTCATCGCCCATTTAATCGTGACGTTCGATCCAGAGGCGTTGTTGAGCGCCTCGATGATGTCAGCGCCAGCAGACCCGTGAGCAGCCAGCACACCGCGTGCGTTGACAAACTTCTCTTTGACCATCGAGTAAATGCGGGCGTTCATCATGTCCGCGAGAACGCCGGGTGAGTTGGCAATAAATGCCGCGTAGCCGCGATTCAGGGGATCGTCGAGGAGTTCAGTACGAAGGCTCATCTGTCACTCCTTAGGAGATAGTCAACGTGACGGTGATGTTCAGCGTGTCGTTGTTTGCTACTGCGCGGGCAGTAAAAGTCCCAGCCGAATACAACGTGCCCGAAGTGCCAGAGGCCGCGTCACACACAAAGCACCCGTTGATGGTGTCCGTAGCCGTGATGCCGAACGAAACTGCGGTGTGCGTAATCGATCCGGCAGATGCGGTGCCGAACGTGATGGTCTTGCGATTGCCGGTATAGGCAGTTGACTCAGTCCACGCCTTAGAGGCCAGAGTGTCGCTCGGAAGGGGGCCGGTGCTGAGCGTGCTGATCATTCCCAAGTACCACGCGGCAGACTTTGCGGTCGAGCCAAAGATGGTGTTCAGAATTAACGTCCTGCCAGCAGTCGTCACAAGATTGCGGAAGTTCTCTCGCCACTTCTCTTGGCCGTCTTCGCCAACGCACTGAATGTCGTAAGTGAAGTACGGAGCTTCGATTGAATCAACAATCGCGTTGTTGCCGACGAAGCTTGTGACAGCGGTGTCGGTAGAAGAGGATGCTTCTTTCATTTCTTACTCCTAAAAGTCCGCCCGGACTTTGAATTTGATGAGGTCGTAGACCGTCTGAATGGATTGATCCGAGTACGTGATTTCGATCTCGCCTTCGTAGTTCCCGGCATCGACATTGAGTGCGCCAGAAGGCCAAGAAAACGAAGCGCGCCCACCAGCGCCCGCTACGTTGTAGGGGGCAGAGGTAGTAATCGTCCCGTCGTCATTCACGAAGCCGGTCAACAAAGTCCCGACGATTGTTTGAAGAAGAGTCGTTGAGCCTTCTGCGCGGAAGTACATGCGCGGGGTTGCCCCCGTGCAGTCAATCGCAGTGCCGGCAGATGTCTTGAGGCTGATGACGATCTGGGGCCGGGTGTCGCCCTGAACTAACTTGATTCGATCTGCCATTAGATGAACCTCGCTAATCGCACGCGGCGCTCCGCCCCAACCGACTCCATCGACCTCCAGGTCTTCGAGTCCCTAACCCCGCGATCAAACAGAGCTCGATGCGCTTGAGACAAAGCCGGGTTGGTCCAAGGCATTCCTGGCATCAACATCAAGTTGGATTTGGCGCCAGCACAAATCTCTTTGTAGTAGCGCTCGCCGATTTCATCGGGGATAGAAGTGGATGCCTTGGTAGGCGCAACAGCCACCCTGATGTAGAGGTAGCTAGTTAGAGTCTGGTCCGGCTTAGGGATAAGCCGAATGCTTGTGGAAGACTCATACGCAATCTCGCGCGGCGTTCCCGTTTCTTGACGCCAGTCGCGAGACGAACGATCAAGGTCGTCTCGACTCTTCGGCGATAGAGTTATGTATCCAAGTTGTGCCCGGATAACACTCACCAACCGTGTTGCGGTCGGCAACTCAAGATCAATCTCGGCAACACCTGAGATAACTCGTATCTGGTCTAGCTGAACTACATACGCAGTACCCTGCGCACAGAGCTCGATACAGGCATCTCTAATAGCTCGCTCAATCGTTACGTCTGGGCAGCCCATAACATCAGGCAGCACTTCGCTAGTGAGCGCTGAGTACAGCATTACTGCCCGCCGCTAGCGACAAGCGCCCTGGGAGGAACGCCACCAACATTGTTCAGGTTCGGGCTGGTGGTCATGTTCATCTTTCCACCAATGCCGATTGCATTCAGGAACTGCTGGTAGTGCGCCTGAGCTCGTTGAGCGTTACCCGCGTATTCGGCATCTTTCGAGAATGCGCGATAGCAGATGTAGTCAACCATCGCGCCCGTATAGATGTCTTCGTTAATAAGCTCTGTAGTGCCGATGCTGCCAATGGCAATGTCTGTCGGCGTCTGCGAATAAACGACCTCCAGCTTATGACCAGCAGTTGCAGGCGGGTAAACATAAAAGACCTTGGGCGATCTTTCGTCGTACATGAAATGCTTCAGGTCGGTCGAGCTCGTTTCGGTGTGCCACGAAGAACGCTGCGCGTCCAACACTTCACGCTCTACAACTCGAACCGCGTTTCCAATAACGTTCGTTGAACTTACGTTACGGATGGCGTCAAGGAACCTGGAGCCGTCAGCGGGAATGCTTTGCTTAGTTCCAGCTAAGAGCGTGACTGGGCTTGATGTCGCGTACAGATCGGGACGAACAATCGCAATCTCCCGACGCGCGTCATTCAAATACCGGAGTAGCTCATCTTGTGGCCAGCGAACATTAGTTTGATCCTGAATAAGATCACTTGCTCGCAAAATAACTTCGGATGCCTTGAGTGCCATCTGTTGCTACTCCAGATTATTCCGGTGACTTAGGTGGGCGTCCGCGACGTTTTACCGGATCGTCGCCGACTGCCTTTTCTTCCGGTGTTGGATCTACTGGCGCCTCGTCATCGAATTCTTCGAAGTCTTCAAGGGCCAGAAAATGTGGGTCAAGCGCAAACACTCTGCCTGTGCTTTTTTGACGCATTACTTTCATAAGTAAACGGGGAGGATTACTCCCCCCCGTCCATCAAGGTTTAGGTTTTGCTGACAACCATGTTGACCAGAGCCTCGGGCTTGACGACCTTATAACCATAGATCTGGAGACCGCGAACGATATTGCCGAAGGTGGCAGTCGAACGGATGGTTTCCATCTTGGTCATTTGGCTTGCAAAGGAAATTGCATCGCGAGTACCAGCCATGACGTAGAACTTGCCGCCAGCGGCAGTCGGGAGGTTGTTTGACGAGTACACGGTGAATCGGTCAATCATTCCGATCTTTCCGTTGCGAAGCGGCGAAGTCTGGTCGCCGGTCAGGTAAGCCTGCTTAAGGTCCGAAGACTTAATCAGGTTCACCATCCAAGCCGGGATTACCATCCAACGACCCGTCTCCGGAACATTCTGCTCATCCAGGGTTTGGCCTGCCGCAAGAATCAGGTCCAGAACATTGGTGTTAGCAACTGCCCGAGGTGCCGCCACAGTTCCCAGATTCAGGTTGGTGGAAATAGCACCTGCAGTGGCGCCCTGGTTTGCGGAGGCGCCTGCTGCCTTAACGCCGTCCAGAACAGAAGAGTCGATCTGGATCTTCATCTGCTCGGCTGCGTCGTTGGAGAACATGTCAAGCAGCTTCAGGTCTGCCTGGATATCGTCTACGTCGTCAACCGAGAAGTTGAAGTATTTGCCCTTGTCGATAGAGAGCTCGACCGGAGTGCTGGTAGGAATCTCATTCGTGAGATTCATGCCTTTCTCATAGTCGCGAATCGTGATCGTCGGGATGGTGCGAATCTTAATCAGGTCGCCCTGATTCTTAATCTCACCTTCCCAGTCGGTATTCGCAATCTCGCCGAATACGCTGGATTTATAGAATTTTACCTGGAGTTTGCCACTCCAAATCTGGGGGATAAAGTTGCCGCTGTATTCAACAGTACGGCCACTGACTAAAGGATAAGGCATTTTGATTACTCGCTATTGATGAATCCACTCTTGCGTTTACTTGATTCGGTTTTCCGCAAGGGCGGTTTCGATGTCTGCTTCAATGGCGATGAGATCCGAATCTTTGATTAACCCGCGTCTTGCCCGGTCATAGACCTGATGAATTTCTTCTCTGGTCCATATACGCTTGCCGGGTGGGAGTGACCCACCTTTAGTCGCGTCGGGCACGACTTGAGCCTCCAATGATTTAGAGGACACCGCCGCTTTGGTTTGTGTGGTTTTCTTCCAAGCCTCAAAAAACTTGGCAACGCGATTCGCGTCACGAGAGTTTTCTGCGTCCGTGAGTAGCTCTTGCCTTTGACGCCCAGTCAGTTCGTCGTGCTCGGAAAGCCAAGAGTGGAAGTTGCCGTTATCGTTTACTTCTACCCAGTCAGGAACCATTTGGTTCAGACGTTCGTAGAAGCCGACTTCAGTGTTCTTGGCATTAGCCGCCTCAAACGATTCAAGACGCTTCTTTAGCGCATTGATCTCGTGATCCTTAGAAGACGTTTCCTCGCGGGCTGCGCGACGAATAAGGTCAACTAAAGGCTCACCGAACTGATCAACTTCTTCTTGTTTAACGAGCGACTCTCTTGGGGTCGCGTTCTTCAATGATTCAATCTCTGACGCCAATGACGACAGCTTTGATTGCAAGTCTTTGTTAGACGCCAGCAATCTAGGAACCTCTGCCTTGTATTTACCTTCCAGGCTTTTATAGCGTTGCTTCCAGCCTTCGTCTTCCTGTTCAGGAGCGGGCTGTTGCTCTGCTTGAATTACCTGCGCCGCCGGTTCATCCGGTGATGGCGATTGGTTTTCAGGTTCGGTTAGTTGATTCAGTTGCTGAAGGGCTTCGTCAGCTAGTTGTTCCGCCTCAATGACGGCACGGGGAAGAGACATAAATACTCCGTTGAGCCGAACGCAGACGAACAGGGGCCTCGCGGTATTCCCTAGCGATGCGGATCGGTATTCAAGGTTTTGTCAGCGAGACGCGGCTGACACGCGATGCCCCAACGGGGCGGGATATTTACCGCAGCTTAGTCATTAAGTCGCGACAACTGGTGTAGGTCTTGATAATCTCTTCAAGGGTTTGGCAAGCACCTTGGTGCCAACGCATTAGGACTTCGTCCTTGCACGC